GAAGAGGGAGTACAGGAAGAGTTCCCTGAGAATATTTAATGCCAGTTGTAGCCGTCACACCCACAACGATTACTCGTCCAGAAGAATTGGTCGAGTATCTCGCTAATTTGTTTCAAGAGCAAAGCGTGTTTGACTTCGGATACATCGCTAAGTATGACGAGAAGATGTATCCTAAATATCCAGCTATACATATCATGGCTGCGAACTTCGATAAGACGTTACACAGCACAGCGACTTTCCTTATCGGAATGCGCGCCGCAATACATATCCTTCATGCTAATATGAAGGAAGATCGTCAGACACGCAACTACGAAGATTTGCGTTTAGCCACACAAGTCGTAGAGTTCCTAGAAAGTGATATGACTTTAGGTGGACACGTAATCCACGGATTCGTTGAAAACGAAGTCCCTGGTGTTTTGCCTCCGAGAGTTACTAAGGGGGATGCAGTAATTAGTACTCGCTTGAATTGGATGGGTATTTCTCAACGGAGGTTCAAATAGTGTCCTATACGCTTAAATTTGAGCATCCTCATTTCCCCGAAGGCAAAGAATTTGCTATCAATGATCTTGGCATTGTTCCTAACGGTGGCTCGTTAGACATTGATGAAGATATGGAAAGGCAGTTCGTTGCACTACGGGGCATTTCAATGGAGGATGCTTTAAAGCAGATACCAGGAGCTACACTTAGTGGTTCCAGTTCGTTAAGTGCGGAAGAGGTAAAGTCCTTGATTCCGTTAGTCGAGGAAGTTCCTAGTGAAAATACTGTTGCAGAGACTCCCGCAATTCCTGAGGCTACTGTGGCAGCAACCCCGGATACAGGGGGTGAGATGTAATGGCTAATGTTGACATTGGCTCCAATAACGCTGTATGGATTGGAATTGAAACTACATACGGTACTGCTGTTGATCCAACGGCTTCTGGTGTTGGAGTTTGGATGCCAATTCTAGACGAGGCGTTAGTTTATACCGAGGCTAAATACTACAGCCCACAGATTCGTGAACAGGCAATGATGAGTTCTGTTGTTCCTGCTCCGTATCACGTCGAAGGTCCTATTCACTTCGAGGTAGACGCTAACTATCTTCCGTACCTTCTTTACGCTTCACGTCACTCGGTCGTTAAATCCGGTTCAGGGCCGTATCTCTACATTGCACGTCCTACGGCTGCTGGTGCAACGTATCCCGGTGGTACTGCTAAGGGTATTTCGATTGCTATTAAGCGTAATGGTGTCGGATTCCTCTATAGCGGTTGCGTGATTAGTGAGTGGTCATTCACTATCAACAACGGTGTGCTTGAATGTACGGCTACAGTCCTTGGTCTTGCAGAAGCGAATACGGCTGCTACGTTAGTCGGTGTTCCGACCTGGATTGATGCAGAGTTGTTTGGTGCAGATGCTCATAGTATTTACGTTGATACGGCTGGATTAACTCCTACGTTCGCGTCGTTAAGTCCGGCATTCAGCGGTTACACTATGGATATCAACCATGCTGCTGTTGCAGAGAATCGCATTAACCCGTCACGCGCTGCTAACTTCATTGCATACGGTGTGACGGAAGCAACATTAACTACGGAGCTTGACTTCCTTGATAAGACGGAGTACAACAACTTCAAGAACAGCACGCTCCGCTCCATTAAGTTAGAGTCTAACCGTCCTGGTGGTGCTGGTAGTACATACGGTGCCGCGACTGAGGCTGTTAGAATCATTAACTACCGCACGGCATACGATCAGTACACGGTCGATACTAAGGGAATGGCCGATCTGGTTAGCGCAGCAGTTACAATGCGTTCGCTGGCTATCTCAGGGGGAACCGGCTATAGTATCGAGTGCAAGTCGCCTGTCAATATAACTTAGTAAGGCAACTAAGGAGAGAAAATGCCGATAGTTACAATTGATCCTAATGCCAGTGAGCGGTACGAGCTTAAAACTGCTCCTGCCGATCCTAATGATCCTAACGACGAAGATGGGTTCATCATCCTGCGTCCGTTGCCTTACGGTATGAAACTTACCCGACGGGATAAGGCAACAAGGATGATGATGAGGTCACAGCCTGCTCGGAAGGGTAAACAGCCCGGTGACGCTATTAGTGAAATCGAGCTTGAATCTTATAACGAGTGGGCTGTGGCCTTTGACTTCGCTAACTGTATCTTGGATCATAACCTTACAGATCAGAACAAGCGAAAGATCGACTTCGGCCGTCCAATGTCAATCAAACTCTTAAATCCTAAGGTTGGGTCAGAGATTGAAAAACTAATCAATGATCTGAACGAAGATGAGGATGAAGTGATGTTAGATGATTTTCCGCCGCAGTTGAACTCATTGTCTCCGGAAGAGGAGAATCAATCGTCGGAGAATGGGAGCGATACGAGCGAGACGCAGAAGGTAACGTTGAAAGAGATTTAAGCGGTAATCCAGTTCCTCCACGCGTTGTTTCACAGAGTATAGTTGAAGATGCACTTGATTGGGTAGAGATAACTACACTCTGTATGCGGATCGGTGTTCTACCAACTGTGGGGGGTTTGTACGATCAGAAGCCGCGAGATATTACCAAGATGATACTTGTTATAAAGGCAATGGATAAACATGAAGCCGACTCGATGGAGAGGTCAAAGTAGTGGCTAGCGCATACGAATTGATGCTTGTCCTTCGTGGACGTAACTACCTTTCTAATGATCTTAGAAAGGCTAGTGCAGACATATCTGGACTTAGCCGCAGAAATGCTTTGACCTCTCTAGCGAGTCAAAAGCAAGCTTTACAGTTACGTCAGTCTCAGCTTGTAGCTCAAAAGAAAATGGCTATCAACGAAAAGGCTAGTGTTGATAGCGGTGCTCGTCGTGTTTCATTACTTAAAGCGCAAGCTGCACAGCAAGTCGCTTTAGCTAGATCAGAAGCTTATTCCATTGAAACTCAGCAGAAGGCTGCGAAATTAGCTAAGACTGTAGGAGCGAATCCTCAGTTAGTTAAAGCTGCTCAATTACGCGCTGATGCTGCTGCCGCTGGTTATGCTAATCAGGCTATCGCTGCTCAAAATCTTGTTGAGCGCGAAGCTAGACTTACGCAGATCAGTGGTCAGTTAACAGACAAGATTAATAACCTTACGGGTGCTCAGCAGTTAGCAGCCGCAAAGATGGTTGAAATTGATGCGGCTACAAAAAGTGCTGGTTCTCGGCTAGGTCAGTATGGTAAAGTAGCCGAATCTGTAGGCCGGACGATGCAAACGTTCGGCCTTGTTACGACCGCAGTATTTGCAGGAGCCGCGTATGCAGCAGCTAAGTTCAATACGCAAGTTGCGTTAGCTGCTACACAGAGTACGTTACCAGGCCGCAACTCAGTAGCACAGGTACAGAGGAATGCTACTTACTTGCAGAGCCAGTTACAGCACCAATTAGTTACGGGTGCTACTCCTGCTAAATCTTCTGATTTAACTGGCGGCCTCTATTCAATCTTCTCTGGTCTATCCTTAAAGGGTGGACAGAAGCAGCAGTTAAACGAAGGTCTTGGACTTCTCAAAGAATTCAGTAGGGTCTTTACTGCCAACTATGGGCAGGTATCTCTTAACGAGGTAACTAAGACAGGCATCGCACTAATCAACAACTTCGGCTTAAGCGCACGGCAGATTCCTAAAGTAATGAATCAGATGCAGGCTTCTGTTCGTTTCGGCGCTATGACGATGGGTGAGATGACTAGTTCGTTGAACCAAGTTATTCCTGCATTTAAGTCTGCTGGTTACAGTACAAAGCAGATGTTCGAGGATATCGCATTCGTGTCAAGAGTGTTCCCGTCGCTGCGTATCGGTACTACAGGACTCGCGCGATTAACGGAAACATTCGGTAAGTACCACGAAGCGATTAGTCAAGATGTAGGCATGAACATTGCTCCTGGCGGTAAACTACTTTCCGTATCTAGAATCGTACAGGAGATTGTCAAGGCTCACCCCGAATTAAAGAAGGGTGGCGTTGATCTACAAAATTACTTTAAGCAGGTAACTGGCTCTAGTCAGTTCGTTAACGCTCGTCGTGTATTCTCTGCTTATGTTACTCAGCTGGGCCTATATCGTGACGTGAGTAAGAAGGTCGCTAACGACAATAATGAAGTTGCAAAGTCGTTTGCAGTTATGTCACAAACCCCACAGGTTAGGTGGGCTGAATTAACTAATCAATTACATGGACTTGTCTTAGAGATTGGTACTGCGGCGCTGCCGGTGTTCCAGAAGTTTGCTAAGCCGATTAAGGACTTTGTGATGTGGTTCGACAAGCTTAGTCCTAGCACGAAAAGATGGGTAGGTGAGATAGGTGCATCCGTAGGGATATTCCTGTTAGTTGGAGGCACACTGTCTACGATCTTCGGTATGGCTGTTAGAGCGCAAGAAGCTATAGGACTGTTGATATTCGGTAAGGGTGGCCTCGCTGCTTTAAGTTCAGAGAGTGGAGTAATTAGCGCGAGGTTTGCATTAGGGCTTGGTATTCCAGCTCTTATCTTACTTCTGTTAACATTCCATAAGCAGCTAAAGCCTGTAATAGATGCTCTCGGTGGATTGAAGAATATTCTACTTACGTTAGCAGCTATAAAGATGATAGTATGGT